TATACGCTATACCTTATGAGGATGCACCAGCGGACGCGCTACAGATAACGAGTGAACGCCAGGACGAAAACAACCTATAAGTTTACTAGGGTGACTGAGTGGATCATGGTAATACCATAGTTAACTACTAGGCAATGGTGTAGCCGGCAACATAGCATAGTAATGTAATGGGATATGCAATAGCATAGTAGTTGAGTATGGTTTAGGTATTGCATAGTGTATGAGTAGGTAAAGAGTAAAGCATAGCAGGGGAGTAAGGTATAGTATAAAGCATAGGGATAAGGTAGGAGATAGTATAGCATAGGTTATGAGTAGGAGATAATAGCATAGGGGATAGGTAGGAGTAGGATAAACATAGTCAAGGGGTAGGAGACAGGCAAACCATAGATATAACGTAGGGATAGGGGTAGGTGTCCACTTTTTGGGACACTTGGCAAGGAAAGAGCGTGCAATTGGCGCGCTTTTTTTAGGCTTTGAGCAGGGGAAACGCGGGTAATGCATAGCGTTTGGGTAGGGGATAGCGTTTGCGTTTGCGCAGGTCAGGAGTCAAGTTTAGCCGCGTCAAACTGTGAGCGACATCCCCCTTGTTTGCGGCGAAACGTCTGGGTGTAAGGGAACGGCGGGGTAACCTCTTTAAACCGCCGCGGTTCGCTCAAATTTCGACCCGCGCGCGCGTTTGCGCTTATTAAGCGCACGAGTTAAGCGCACGAACGCGCACGTTTCGCGTATGCGCGCGTATCAGAGCATGATGCGGGCGCACCCGTACCCGAACACCGCGAGGAAGATGGCGGTCGCCCCTATGCCTGCCAGCATTATGAGCGCCGCCATGCCGGAGCAGCACCCCTCGCCGACATTCGTGTTCGCGAACGCCACCAATAGCGCCCCTACGCCGATGACGACCAGAATAGCCAGAAACCCCACGGAGACCCCCTATGCGACGGACCCCCGTAGGTTACCATAAGGGCCTACGCGCCCAGGAACTCGTCGAGCCCGGACTTCCCGCCCGACGTCCCCTTCAGCCAGGACATGATGTGCGTCGACAGGGACGCATTCTCGTTCACGAGCTGGTGCCTGATGCCCAGCGCCCGCTTCTCCGCCACGTGGTCGTCGTAGCCGCCGTTGGCGACCTCCTCCTCGATGCGCACGATCTCCGCCGCGTTCCACTGGTAGTTGCGGAACTCCGCCAGCATGAACTCCCTCTGCGCGGGGTCCAGAGACTCGGCCTGCGCCCTCACGGCCTCTTCCAGCTTGTCGGTCATCTACAGCTCCTTCCCGCATTTCGGGCAGTACCTCACGGGCATCCAGTCCACGTGCATCAGCTTGTCGCCTGACAACGTCTGCGTGACGTGGATGATGTGCGGACCGTTCTCGTCCCTGCCCATGGTCCACCTGTACTCCACTCCCTGCCTGACGACGTGCTTGCCGCCCTCGCATATGCAGCTCATATCCTCACCACGTTCCCGTTCGCATCGAACCTCACCCTGAATTCCTCTTTCATCGGCCCGTTCATCGCCCCTATCCCCAGCTCCTGGTGGACCTCGGTGTGGCAGTCGTGGCAGAGCGCCATCAGCCTGTCCGGGTTCAGCGACACCTCCGGGTCGCCCATGTTCGCCTCCGTGAGCGGGGTGGTGTGGTGGACCACGTCGGCGGGCTTGTACTCGCCCCTCTCAAGGCACCTCTCGCATAGCCCGTGCGAGCGGTCCATCACCACCGAGCGCACGTCCTGCCACGCCTTCGACTTGTAGAAGGGCTTGGCGAACGGGGTGGAGCGCCATGTGGCCGTCTTAGCCATCGTCCCTCCCGACGTACATCACCACGAACATCGCAAGCAGCACCAGGTAGCATGCGGCCACGAACGCCATGCACGCCCACGCCACGCCCACGGTGAACGCGATGACGCATGATGTCAGCGCGAGCAGCACGGAGAGCAGCACGCAAGCCGTCACGATGACGTCGGTCCTCCTGCTCATGCAAGGCTCCTTATCAGGTCGCATATCCTGTCCGTGCTATGCCCGTCGCAGGCTCCCGCGACCTTGCGCAGCATCTCGCGCTCGACGGGCCCCAGGCCCATCTTTGCAGCCATGCGGAACGCGTCGACGAACGACTCCTCGTTGCCCTCGATGCTCCCGTAGAACGTGCTGTACTCGCATGGGTACTCGTAGTACATCCCGCGTCCCGCTAGATACTCGTCCATGTCGTCTGTCAGCAGCACGACTGGCTTCCCCAGCATCAGAGCGTCGAACATGGTGGAGCTGTAGTCGGTTATCAGGACGTCGCACGTGCGCAGCAGGACGTCGGTCGGGTCGTCGAACGGGAACTCCCTGACGCGCATGTGCTGCAAGTCGTACCCGCGAGTCAACTCGTGCGGCGTGAGGTGGTGGCGCTTGACCCACAGCTCCTCGTCGTCGCGCAGCAGGTTGTCGACCTTCTTCCAGTCTATCCTCGGCAGGTGGCCCCTGTCGCCCAAGCCCCGGAACGTCGGGCAGTAGAGGTAGACGCTGCTCGTGATGAACGGCATGTGGGGCGACGCCAGGAAGTAGTCGTCCGTACGGGCCATCCCGAGCGGCAGCACCCTCTCCTCGGGGATGCCGAGCTGGCGAGCGACTATCGGCACGCCCTGCTCCGAAGTGGCTATGGCGTAGTCGATCTGCGCGAGCGCCTCCTTGTCGACCCACGGGTGCTCGCCCTCGTCGAGCCCGTAGAGCTTGCCGCCCGTGAGCCCGTGCCCGAGGTTAACCGAGACTATCTCGTCCTTGCCCTCTATGCGCGCTGGCAGGGAGTCGCACACCACCACCGAGAAGCCGTCCATCTCGGCAGTGCGCATTCCGTCGATCCCGCACCTGAACGCCTTCGGGCCGTCGTACATCTCGTATATCCGCGTCGTGCTCTTGCACCTTCCCAGCGGGAGTGCTGATATGAAAAGGACATCGCCCATCTACATCGCCTCCAGGACCCTCTCGTGTATGTGCCCGCACGCGACCCTCGTGTCGACGAACACGCCTATCCCCGCGCCCTCGCACTTCCTGCAGAAGTCGTAGTCCTCCGAGAGCCCCGCGCCGTCAGCGTGGTCGTGGTAGACGAACCATGGCCGCTTGAAGGTGCCGAACACCTCCGTCTTGACCAGGGCGCATCCCAGCCCCCCGCGCTTGATCCTCACCAGCTCCGGGGCCATGGACGCGAGCTCTTGCGCGCTATGGCAGTTCGAGTTGTCTATCGCGCCCTTCCTGACCATGTTCGTCTCGGTGTCGCTCGTACCGCGCACGTAGAAGCCCAGGCACACGGGCACGTCCCTCTCCAGGAGGTTGGACACGGCGTCTTCGGGGAGCACCATGTCTGAGTCGACCATCAGCAGGTGGGTCGCTCCCTCCTCGAGCGCCCACTGGGCCATGAAGTTTCGGGCCCTGGCTATGCTGTAGCCCCTCGGGTACTTGTGGACAACGCCCTCCAGCATCCCCAGCGACTCGGCGTGCTCAATCGCGTTGCCCAGCGACTCTGCGCACGCGGACCTGAGAGTCCGGTCGAAGGAGGGGACGCACACCATCAGCCTAGCCACGCTCCACCATCCTCCCGTGACGGCGCATCACCGTGTCCCAGCTCATCTCGCGGAACTCCCTCACTATGGGCTGATCGCGCCACTGCTCGGTCTTGTCCCCCGCGAAGTGGCGTATGCGAGTGACGTTGGCCCTTCCGGTGAAGCGGTTGACGTTGTACTCGGAGGGCATGTCGTGTATGCGGCCCTGGCACATGAAGTTGAACACGTCCTGCTCCACGTAGGGGTACTGGTTCACGTTCAGCGCGTGCACGACCTCCTCGGCCTTTCCGTCGCGCAGCATCTCCAGGTTGTACAGGGCCACGCCGGTGTTGCAGTAGGTCATGTTGCGCAGCTTGGTACGCGGCTCCACGGACGCGGAGAAGTAGTACCCGTCGAGGTCTATGTCCCATACGTCGGACACCTTCCTCACGCATATGGTGTCCACGTCCATCGACAGGATGCGGTCGACCCCAGACAGCTCGGGCATGAGCGCGAGCGCGGCCCTCATGAGCGCGAGGTAGGAGAAGCGGGTGCCCATGTTGGCAGACCCCTCGGGGAAGTACCCCTGCCCGCTCACGTCCAGGACCTCGCACATGTCGGGGAGCCAGTAGTCGTAGTCGCCCTCCGTGAGCATCCACACCTTGTCGACGTCGCTGTTGGCTATGAGCGACTTGGCGGCGGTCTGCATGTCCCCGTACAGGTTGGCAGACCCCGAGTACAGCGCGTGCTTCTCCATCAGCCCCTCCTCTCCACGTGCCCCGTCACTTCCTCGCACACGGGGCACCACATGTGCTTGACGTGCCCTTCCTTCTTGAGCCTGTTTCCCCTGCGCCAGATGTACGACACGTTGCCGCATTTGGGGCAGACGAGTTCGGCCTGCTTCTTCTTGCCATGGTTGCCGCCGCTCATAGCGTCCCCTCGTACTCGTCCTTGTGCCGCAGGTACGCTATGTACGCGCACAGTTCGGCCATGAAGCCGTCTATCCTGTTGACCGCCTTGCCAGCCACTTTGTGGAACTTGAGGTTGGCGTTATTGTCCTGGGAGACCTGCACGTTGAGCCTGGTCCACTGGTTTATGGGGTTGCCCCCGTCCACGACCATGTTGTTGGCGAACTGCGCCCTCAGCTCCTTGCCGGGCATGGAGAGCGTCTGCGGCCCCTGGCGGACCTTCTCGCAGAGGTCCTTGCCCACGTACTGCACGAGCTGCTCCTCGTCGGTGCCGAGGATATGCCACGGGTCGTAGCCTATCGCGTAGGTGAACACGTCGTAGTTCTGCTTTATCTCCTCGAGCCACTCGAGGAACACCCGTTTGGGCACCGTGTTGCCCGGAACCGTCCTGAGAAGCCCGCGCTCCTCCCACTGGCGGTAGGGAACGTCGTCCCGCTCCCTGCGGTATCCGTCGCCCTTCCTCAGCGCGTCCTCGGGTATCCAGTACATCGACAGCTCGTATATCTTCGGGTCGTCCATGCGCATCATGAGGAACTTGCCGGCTGACAGGTCGGTGGTGTCTGAGGCGTCGAAGCCGCCTATGCCGTAGCGGAAGCCTATGTCCGAGTACTTTCCGCTCTCTGGCAGGTCGGGCAGCGGCTCGTCGTTGACGGCCTCCTCGAAAGTGAGCCACGCGGCCGCCCGCGACTCGGGCATGTTGAAGTCCTTGGTCATGAGCGTGGGGAGGAACGACGGGTCCTGCATCCCCTTGTTGACCGCGTCCTTCATGTAGTCCCAGCTCTTGACGGTGCCGAGGCCGGGGTTGGCCTTCACCCAGCACTTCTCGTCGGTCCACTCCGAACGCTCGTCGAGCTCGTAGAGTATGGGTAGCAGGCGGTCGTCCTCAATTTTCCCGTCGAGGATGCCGCACGCGTATTCGTATTGGTCATCGAACAGGTTCTCCCGCTCGAAGCCGTTGGTGGTGATGGCGATGAGGAGCGGCTGCTTCCTCGTACTCATTGCCTGCTTCACAAGATCATACTGATCGCGGTTGGTGTTCGCGTGCATCTCATCGAACAGGCACCCGTGAACGTTGAGGCCGTCGAGGTTCCTCGTCTGGTTGGTGAGCACCGTTATGTACCCGTCGTTCTTGTCGAAGATGATGCCGTCCTGGTCACGGTCCGGGACTGTGCCCTTCCTGAGCGCGCCGTTCAGGTCCTTCGAGCGGCGCATCATCTTCAGGGCTATGCCGTAAGCGAGGGACGCCTGCGCCTTCGAGTTCGCCACGTTGTACACCTGGGGAGCGCCCTCCCCGTCAGCCACGAGCAGGTACAGCTCTATTGCTGCTCCAAGGGACGACTTGCCGTTCTTCCGGGCCCAAAGGACGAGCACCTCCTGGAACTGCCTGTATCCATCGTCGTCGACGAAGCCGAATGCTATCTCGATGACCAGCTTCTCGTACGGCTCCAGGACGAGCGGCTTGCCAGTCTCAGGGGAGCAGCAGAACCTCTCGATGAAGCGTACTGGCTTGAGCGCCTTCTCGATGTCGAAGTGCCACCGCTTGTAGCCCTCCTCGAAGCGCGGAAGCATCATCTCGGCGAGCTGCTTGATGCGCTTGCCGACCGTTATCTTGCCCGCCTTCACGTCGAGCAGGTACTTCTCGGCGTCGGATATGCGGCGCCTAGCCCTCGTCAAGCGCCTTCTCCCAGTGCTTGCACTCGTCGACCCACGGCGAGTACATCTGGAACTCGTTGATGTCGCAGTCGACGATGCGGTTGCCGTCGCCATCTAGTGACTCCTCTGCCTTGTGCGCGCACGTGTCGCAGGTCTTCTCGGTCATTTCCCCTCCAATACGCTGAAAAGGTCGCTCGCGACCCTGCTGTTGGCGGTTGCGAGCTGGTTGTACTCGTAAGACAGCGCGGACCTCTGCGCCTGCTTGTACCTGACCTCGTCGAGGGTGGATGCCTTCATCGAGTCGACCTTCGCGATCGACTGCTTTATCTCCGCCATCCTCGCGTTGTTCTGCTTGTAGACGGAGAACTGGGTCATGACCAGCTCCCTCCTCGCGTCGCCCAGGTGCGCTGAATGCTTCTCCACCGCCTGCTCGAGCTTGCTCTTGGTAGCCATCGGCCTCCCTAAAACGCCCCAAACAGCCCCGAAACACCCCATGGGCTGGTGTCGCTGCATGTCCCGAAAATGGGACTTACTCTATTGCAGAAGTGTACCATAAAAAGTACAGCAAGGGGCTCATGGGCAAACTCCTGGACAAAATTCTCGGCAAGGACGAGGGGCCGGTCGCGTCTGCGGTTGAGACCGTGGGCAGCCGCCCGTACACGACCGGGTGGAACGGATCTATGTACCAGCAGGTGCTCGTGCGCTCGGTGATAGAGCGCTTCGCGGTGGCCTGCTCCAAGCTCAAGCCGGAGATACACGGCTCGGCGCGACCGAGGGTGCGAAGGGCCATCGAGACCTCGCCCAACGAGTTCCAGACGTGGCCGCAGTTCCTCTACAGGTGCGCCACGCTCTACATGAACAACACCACCGTCTGCGTCGTGCCCGAGTACAAGCCGGGCTCGCAGCTGCAGACTGGCTTCTACCCCGTGCCGCTCACGTTCGCCGAGGTCGTCGACTACAACGGCGAGTTCTGGATGCGATACACGACCCAGGACGGGGACAGGCGAGCGATAGAGCTCAGGCACGTGGCGGTCGTGAACCGCTTCCAGTACCTCTCCGACTGGTTCGGCGACGGCAACATCCTCGCCAGCACGCTCTCGATGCTCAAGGCTCAGGAGGACGCGCAGAAGCAGTCCATCAACGACTCCGCGCAGCTCCGCTTCATCGGCCAGCTGCAGGGCCAGGTGCGCGAGGAGGACATGCGCAAGAAGCGCGACCGCTTCTACGAGGACAACCTGTCCGACGAGAACCGCTCCTCGCTGATGCTCTACGACAACACGTGGGCGTCCATCGAGCAGCTTAAGGCGCAGAACTGGACCATCCCCGCCGAGGAGATGGAGCGCATCGAGAACAACGTGTTCGACTACTTCGGCATCAACCGCCGCATCCTGCAGAACGCCTACGACGAGAACGCATGGGACGCCTTCTACGAGGGCTGCATCGAGCCGTTCGCGCTGGCCTTGGGCGAGGCGCTCTCGCAGGCCACCTTCACCATGAGGGAGCGGCCCGCCAACAAGATACTGTTCAGCGCCAACCGCCTCGAGTACGCGGCCGCCTCGTCCAAGCGCAACATCAACAAGGACATGTGCGACCGCGGGATCATGACGCTCAACGAGGCCCGCGAGATATTGCAGCTCCCGCCCATAGACGGCGGCGACGTCCACATCCTTCGCGGCGAGTACAAGGTCGGCCACACCTTCGAGGAGATATTCAAGGCCCAGCAGGCCGCTGCGGCTGCCAAGGCCAACGGCCGTGTCGCGAGCCCCGACGAGGACCGCGACGGCGCCGACGCCGACATCGAGCGCGGCGACTCAGAGGGCTACGGGTCGCCCGGCGACACCGACACGGGCGACGTCACTTCCACCACCCAGGACCGCTGGTCCGAGAACGCTTCTTAGGAGGACAGCCATGCCAGCGAAACCAGAGGAAAGGCAGTACAGGATGATGTCGATGCCGCTCACGCCCTTCACGGACGTCGAGACGGTATCTGACGACGACGGCAACGAGGTGGAGCGCCCGGCGAACCGCTTCGGGTCCACCCACTACGTCGAGGGCTACGCCACGACGTTCGAGGACCCCTACGTGCTGTTCGAGGACCGCGACGGGTGGAAGTACGTCGAGGTCATCGACCGCCACGCGCTCGACGAGGCAGACCTCTCAGACGTCATCTTCCAGTACGACCACGAGGGGCGCGTCTACGCCCGTAACACCAACAACACGCTCGCGATAGAGATGAACGACCACGGCATGTTCATCGCGGCAGACCTTTCCAAGACCCACAAGTCCCGCTCCATGTACGAGGACATCGAGGTCGGGAACATCACCCGCATGAGCTGGGCGTTCGTCCCACTTGAGGAAACCTACACCGAAGACCTCGAGAACAAGGTGCTCACCACCCGCATCACGAAGGTCTCCAAAGTCTACGACGTATCGGCCGTGTCTTACCCGGCCGACCCGAATACGTCCATCAGCGCACGCCGCCTCGTCAACGGAGAGATCGAGGCACGGCGGCTGCGGGAGTCGCAGCGGCGCGAACTGGAGCGCAAGCGCAAGGAGCTTTCGCTGCGCGCCAAGGCAATGAACGTCAGGTTCAACTAGGAGGAAGGAGAAGTCATGGACTTCACCGCAATGGACGCTCGGGCATATCGAAGCCTGAACGCCGAGCAGTACGAGGAGCGCCGCTCGCTCGTGCTGAAGCTGGCAGAGGACATGCCAGAGGACGCGACCATGGAGCAGATGGACGCCATCGACGCAGAGGTCGCCATCATCGGTGCCGAGCAGGAGCGCCGCAACAAGCTGGCCGAGACCCGCAACCAGAAGGCCGTAGCGGTCTCCATGGGAGCCGGCGAGGTCGTGGCAGAGGCCAAGCCGCAGGCGCGCGCGAGCGTGAAGCGCGACCTGTCCCTCGGCGCTCGCGTCTACGACGCCATCAAGGAGCGCGGCCTGGGCCGCGACGGGGGCTCCTGGCAGGTGCCCAACATCGCCTTCCGCGCCGCTTCCGACAACCAGACGGTAGGGGAGCTCGACGGGGCCGACTCGCCGAACTACTTCGACGAGACGCTCACGCTGGTCGACCCGACCATCCGCGAGGGCTACCGCCGTCCGCTGACCATCTGGGACCTCTTCGGCCACGAGATGACCGACAAGGACGTCGTGGCATGGTACACCGAGGGCGCGTTCGACGGCTCCGCCGCCATGACCGCCGAGGCGGGCGCGTTCTCGCAGGTGCACGTCAACGACCCCGAGCGCCACGCGGCCGAGCTGAAGAAGGTCACGGCCCTGTGGAAGCAGTCGGACGAGATCCTCACCGACGCGCCGCGCTTCGTGTCCCACGTCAACGCGCGCGCAGGCTACAACCTCGACATCGTGGTCGAGGATCAGCTCGTCAGCGGCACCGGCTCGAACAACCAGATCACGGGCCTCGTGAACACCTCGGGCATCGGCACGGCATCTGCGAGCGCCTACGACATGGACTTCATCGAGTCCCTGCTCGACGAGCGCACCAAGATCCGCAAGGCCACCCCGAACTTCAACGTCGACACGCTGCTCCTGGCAGACGAGGACTACGACGCCCTCATGAAGCTGAAGAACAGCTCCGACCAGTACGTGCTCGGCGGCCCCACGGGCTTCGTGTACGGCCAGGGAGTCTCCATCGGCCGCAACCTGTGGAACACCATCACCATCGTCCCGACCCCCGCGCTGACGAGCGGCACGTCCATCCTCGGCGCGTTCAAAGCTGGCGCGACGGTCTACGAGCACGTAACCGGGCGCCGCTTCGACACGGGCTACGACGGCACCGACTTCAGCCACGGCCTCGTCACGTTCCGCGCCTACCAGCGCTTCGTGCTCGCCGTGGAGTACCCGGCCGCGTTCACCAAGTACACGGTCGGCAACGGGCTGAGCGCTTAAGGAGCGGCCATGAACGTCAAGGCACTCGTTGACTTCCATGACAACCTGCGCGGCGTGGAGCGCAAGGCGGGCGAGGAGTTCGTCGTGACGAAGGACCGCTTCGCCGAGATAAACGCCGCCGGCGAGAAGAGCTGGTACGGCAAGCCCCTCGTCGAGGAGGTCGTCCGCACCGTCGAGGCCAAGGGCGTGCAGACGCCCGAGTCCCGCGCAAAGCGCCGCAGGAAGGCGGAGTAAGTGGCCCTGCTGGACGACATAAAGGTCTCGCTTCGCGTCAGCTCCCAGGCGATGGACGCCGAGGTGCAGATGCTCATCGACGCCGCCCTGTACGACATGGAGCGCGCGGGCGTCAACCCCGCGCTCCTGACTCCTGGCGAGGACGGCGACATCTCGAACGCGTTCGTCAAGCACGCCGTCACCGCCTACTGCAAGTCGGGCTTCGGCTACGACAACGCGGAGGCTGGCCGCTTCGACGACTCGTACAGGCGTGTCGTGTGCGACCTGCTCAACTCCTCGGAGAACATCGCCGCCATCGAGGACGGCGAGAGCGGGGAGCCGGCCGGGGGCGGCGACGAGCAGGGCGAGGACGGTCAGTCCGAATGAGGTGGAACTCCACATGCACGCTGGTCGCCAAGACCTACGAGCCGGACTCGGAGGGCGTCCCCCAGCCGACCGACGTGAGGACCGAGGTGTTCTGCAACGAGTTCTCCATCGGCGCGCACACGTGGTCGTCCATGTACGAGATAGGCATATCGGCCGACGCCGAGGTGCAGGTCAGGACTTGCGACTACGACGGGCAGCGCGACGTGCTGCTCAACGGCAAGTGGTACTCGGTCGAGATAGTCAAGGCCGAGGGCGACTTCACCCGTCTGACGCTTCGCCACCAGAAGTCCGACTCCGACGACTTCCCCGAGCAGGGGGAGAGCGGCGAGGGAGGCGGTGCGTGATGCCGAACGAGCACCTCGAATGCGACCTGGGCACCTTCGCCGCCACCATCGGCCAGCTCATCGGCGACATCCCCGACAAGTGCGGGGAGGGCTGCGAGAAGGCCGTGAGGCAGTCGGTGCGCCAGACGGCCAAGAAGCTGCGCGCCGGCGAGTTCGGCAAGAGCGGCCGCCACGTGTGGTCCGACGAGTACATGGGCGGCTTCTCTAGCTCCATGGTCAAGGGCGGCATCACCCCTGCCGGGGAGGTGGGCAACAAGGCCAAGCCCGGCCTGGTCCACCTGCTCGAGAAGGGCCACGCAACCCTCACGGGCAGGCGCACGGCGGCGTTCCCGCACATGGCCCCCGCCTTCGAGGACCTCGCGGAGGACTTCGTCAAGCGCGCCGAGAAGTACGTGGGTGATGCCCTATGAGCCACGAGTCCGTTTACGAGGCCGTCTCCAAGCACGTCCCGTGCTGCCACATGGAGTGGCCCAACGACAGCATCCCACCCGTGCCGTTCGCCTGCTACCTGCTCGACTACGGCAGGCCGGTGACGGCGGGAGACGTTCAAGTGGCCGTCCGCAACAAGTGGATGGTCGAGCTTTACGAGAAGCGCCGCGACCGCGCGCTCGAGGAGGCCCTGGCAGACGAGCTGAGGGCAGCGTTCGGGCACGTGCGGCGCGACGAGAACTGGATAGAGAACGACAACCTCCTACAGGTTGTCTTCACGTTCTACGAACTGGAAGGAGACTTCGATGGCTGAGGATAGGAAGTACCGCTACGGCCTGAAGAAAACCAAGTACGCGATCTGGGACCCCACCAGCGAGACCTACAGCTCCCTGCAGGAACTCCCTGGCGCCGTGTCCCTGACCCTGACCGCCGAGGGCGGCGACGGCTCCGACTTCTACGCCGACGACGGCATCTGGGCCACGTTCCCCGGCACCAACGGCGGCTACTCGGGCGACCTCGAGCTGGCGAACATCCCCGACGAGGCCCGCGTGGCCCTGCTCGGCGAGGTGGTCGACCCCACGAGCGGCGTGCAGTTCGAGACGACCGACGCCGAGCCGCCCGAGTTCGCCCTCATCACCGAGGCGCAGACCAACATCGGCCCCATCGCGACCGTGCTCTACAGCGTGAAGGCCACGCGCCCCGAGTTCAACGCCAACACCAAGGGCGAGAACGTCGACGTTGACACCGAGACGCTGTCCCTGCGCATCGGCGCGCGCGAGTTCACCTACAACGGCGAGAAGAAGAAGTTCGTCAAGGGGACCCTGCAGAAGACCGACGAGAACGCAGATCAGTACGCCGCGTTCTTCGAGGACGTCGTGACGCCCGAGTCCGGCGAGTCCGGCGAGTCCGGCCTGTCGGCGTAAGGGGGCGTAGATGTTCGAGGTATCCATCAACGGCAAGACGGAGAAGGCCGACGTGTCGTTCTACACGGCATGGCTCTACGAGAACGAGTTCCACGCGGACCTCATCTCCGACTTCTACGGCGTGCAGGACATGACGCCCATCGCGTCCGAGGACGACGGCGGCTTCAAGGTCGACTTCACCAAGGTCAACTGGACCGCCGCCACCCGCGTCCTGTGGGCGGCCCTCAAGACCGCCAAGCCGTCCACGCCGTCGTACCCCGAGTGGATGAAGAAGACGCGAGGGGTCGATACCTACACGCTCAGGCAGCAGCTCGACGAGGCGATCGCCGACTGCTTCTTTCGTCCCGGAGCTGCCGAAGAGGAAGCAGAGGGATAAGGCCCCGAGCACCTCCATGCCGTACACGCGGATGGCCGTATGCGGCATGGAGGTGGGGCTTACATGGCGCGATATGCGCCACATGAAGTACACGCACCTGATGCAGCTCCTGTACGAGTGGGACGACCTGCACTCAGGCGAGCAAGACGACGAGCCGGAGCCGTCCGACGACGCGGCGGGCCTGCTCGGTCTGTAAGGAGGTGCCGGGATGGCCGACGCATTCAGGGGTTTGACGCTTCGGATAGGCGCGGACGCCCGGCCCGTCCAGTCAGCGCTCAACGCGATAAACAGCTCAGCCTCGAACGTCCAGAGGCAGCTCAACAAGATGAACAAGGCGCTGCGCTTCGACGGCACCAACGTCGGGGCGCTCGCGTCGCGCATAGACCTCGCGGGCGACAAGGCGCTGCACATGGCCCGCGCCGCGACGACCGTGAGAACCGCCATGAACCAGGCCAGCAAGGAAATGGTCGAGTTCAGCAACAAGAGCGGCATCGCGAGCGGCAAGATGGACAAGGTCGCCAACGCAACGAGGAACGTCTACGCGCAGACGCAGAAGATACGGGCCGAGCGCACCCACGTCAACGCGGAGCTCCAGCAGGTATACGACGGCGTCAAGAAGATCGTGCAGGCAAGTCTCAGCGGGGAGGACGCTGCCGAGAACGCCGACAAGTACGTGAAGGCCCTGCAGCGCTCCATGGTCGGCACGGGCGACGCCGCCAAGAGGAACTACGAGTACATGAAGATGCTCGTCGAGCAGGCGGGCAAGGACACCAACGCAGGCAACAACTTCGGGCTCGACAAGACCGCCGAGGACGCGAAACAGCTCGTGTCGCTGTGGGAGAGGCTGCACGACGAGTCCGGCAGGCTCAAGTCCGACCTGTCGTCCATCGAGAAGGTCGAGGGGTTCAAGTCGCTCAGGACAGAGCTGGTGTCGCTGAAGTCTGGCTTGAGGGAGGCAGCTACAGAAGCTACCCGCTTCAAGGCAGAGTTCTACGCAATGTCGCCGAAGGGCCTGTCGGAGGCCGTGGCGCTGACGGGCAGGCTCAAGACGGCCACTTCCGCAGCGGTCGAAGAGGCGAACGTCATGGACGCCGCGTACCGCGCGCTCCCGAAGAGCGTCGAGGCGGCGAGGAACAAGATAGTCGCGACGAGGAACGCGCAGCAGGCCCTTGCCGAGCAGGCGAACGCGCTCAGGGCCGCGATGCAGAAGATAGAGAGCACGGACGGCTTCGACCGCATCAAGGCAGGGGCCTCGAACGTCCACGTCGCCTTCGAGAAGGCGTCCCACGACGCCACCGAGCTGGCGGCCGACCTCAAAATTGCCGAGTCGCGCGTCGAGTCGCTGAACGCAGAGCTCAGGGAGGCGAACAACACCAACTTCATCGGACCGGCCAGGTCCATAGAGAAGATAAAGGAGGAGCTCAAGCAGGCGAACGCCGAGCTCGCCGAGACGAGCGCCCGTGCGCGTTCCGCCGACGAGGCGCTGGAAAGCGCCGCGCTGAACAAGCACTGGAGCGAGCTCAGGGCGCAGATCGCCGGCGTGAACACGGAGATGGCCGAGCTGAAGGCCCGCTCGTCCGCCCTCAACAGCATCAATAACTTCGGCGCTGGCCTGCGAGAGCTCGGCTACGGCCTGTACTCGACGGTGACGCCCGCCCTGATGATGGCGGGGCGCTACGCGATACAGGCTGCCGAGGACATAGACTCGGCTTACCGCGACATGCGCAAGACGGTCAACGGCACCGAGGAGCAGTACGAGCACCTCAAGCAGGCCGCGATGGACTTCTCCACCACTCATGTGACCAGTGCCGACCAGATACTCGAGATAGAGGCGATGGGCGGCCAGCTGGGCATCACTGCCGACAACCTCGAGGCGTTCGCGACCACTGTCTCAAACCTCGACATCGCGACGAACATCGACGCCGACACGGCTGCCGAGCAGTTGGGCAAGATGGCGACCGTGCTTGGCATAAGCGTGGACCAGTACGACAACTTCGGCGACGCGCTGGTGCGCCTGGGCAACAACATGCCCGTCATGGAGTCGGACATCATGAACCTCATGACCCGCTACATGGGCATGGGCAAGGTCGTGGGCATGAGCGTGGACCAGATGATGGGCTGGGCGGCTGCGGCATCGGCCACGGGGCAGAAGGCCGAGGCAGCGGGCTCGTCGATGCAGCGCTTCATCGCGAAGATGGAGACCGCGGTCGTCGGCGGCGGCGACACGCTGAAGCAATGGGCCGACGTCGCGGGGATGTCGGCGGACGAGTTCGCCAAGGCGTTCCGCGACAACGCCAGCGACGCGATGTACAAGTTCGTCGAGGGCCTTGCCCGCATCCAGAAGGAGGGCGGCTCGGTAAACCAGGTGCTCCAGGAACTGAAAATAAACAACGTCCGCGACAAGCAGCTCCTCGAGGGCTTCGCCAACCAGATGGTGCACGCCACGGAAGACACCAACGTGCTCAGGGACGCGCTCAGGATGTCGAGCGACGCGTACAAGGGCATGGACACCGTGTTCACCGATGGCAGGGGCGTCGAGAAGGCAGGAGACGCGGCCCGCGAGGCGTCGAAGAAGGCCGAGGGCTTCTCGGGCGCGCTCAAGATAATGAAGAACCAGGCCCAGGTGCTCGGCGCGACGCTCGCCGAAAGCGCCGCCCCGATGGTGAAGGATCTTGGAGTGATGTTCGGTGACCTCACCGACTACGTGAGGTCGATGCCCGAGCCCGTGAAGCAGTCGATGCTCAAGGTCGCCGCCGCGTTCGCGCTCATCGGCCCCGTTTCGGTCGCTTTCGGCACGTCTTTGAGGGCTGTGAGCAGCGTAGTCGAAGCGATAACCGGCATCGGCGGCGCGGTGTCGAATATGAGCGCGCGCATGGCGGAGGCAGGAGGACGCGTCAAGGGCTTCGCCATGAACATGACGGCTTCAGCCGGGAAGGTGACCAAGGGCGCGACAGCGATGAACGCGCTGGGCAACGCCATAAGCATGCTCGGCACCCCGGCTGGGCTTATCGGCATATCGGGGGCGATAGCGATGATAGGCGGGTCGCTCGCCTACATCATCGGCGGCGTCGCGGAGGCCCAGGGCAAGATAGACACGTTCAACAAGGCAACGGTCGGTATGGGCGAGGCCGTCAAGAGATCGCTCGACTCAGTGAACGCGTCTGGCGGGGCCATCGAGCAGTTCGGGAACAAGGTCGCTGGGGCCGAGTACACGATAGACAAGATGCCCGGCGTCATCGACCGCGCGTCCCAGGCGCAGGCTGCGCTCGTGGACAGGATGAACGAGCGCACATCGGCCACCGAGGCGGAGATAGGCCAGCTGAACCTCGCCAAGTCAGCCCTCGATCAGTACATGAACAAGACCAACCTCACGGCCCTGGAGCAGGGCAAGCTGAGGGCGGCGATAGAGCTCCTCAACGGCACCTACGGCACGCATTACACGGTCGTCGACGCGTCAAACGGCAAGATAGCCGACGAGAGCGGGGCGCTGCTGACCGCCAAGGACTCGATCATGGAGTTCATCAACGCGAAGAAGCAGCAGATACAGCTAGAGAGCCTCGCGGCGAGCTACCAGGAGGCCGAGGCGCAGCGCCTCGAGCGCATGAAGGACCTCATGGGCCAGCAGGCGAACATCGACTGGCTCAAGCAGCAGCGCGACCAGTTGACAGAGGGCTCCGACGAGTGGAACGAGTACAACGGCTACATCCAGGACGCCCTAGTCTACTACGGGCAGCTCAAGGGTCTCTACGACGCCGACGCCAAGGCCGCCGACGACCTTGCGGCGCGGATGGGGCTCGTCGCCAAGCAGGCAGAGGGGGCCAAGCTCACGGTGGGCGAGACAGCCAAGGCGTCGACCGAGTGGGGCATGGCCGTCGATGCGTTCGGCGCGAACATGAACGAGTTCGCGGAGGCCCTCGACAGGGCGGGCGCGGATCAGGAGCAGTTCTCAAAGCTCAGCATGGAGGAGATGACGAAGCTTGTCTCCGCATGGCAGATGGGCGGGATGAGCATGAAGGACGCGCTCGAGTCGGTCGGCGTGTCCACGCGCTCGCTCGGCGACCGCTTCTCCGAGACGTTCTCGTCGGCGGGCGGCGACATGGAGCAGCTCAACCAGCGAGCTGACAACCTCGCCAGTGGTATCGACGACTTCGCGCAGAAGCTGTTGGACGCGGGGATAACCGCACAGGAGTTCGCCCAGATGGGCATCGATGGCTTCGACAAGCTCCTCGAGGCCGCTGGAGGCGACTTCGCGCAAATTGGCGTAGCCATAGACCTGCTCAACTCGCAGAACATCGACCCGAAGAACATCACCGTCACCGACGAGGGGACGATAGACAACACGACCGGCAAGCTGTGGCAGCTCGATATAGAAGCCAAGAAGATAACTGACACGCAGAGGGTTTTCCGCATCAACAGCGACGGGTCCATCACCGAGATAACCGGGGAGTTGCAAGAGGTCGACGGGACGACCGTGACCGCGAACTTCGAGGGCGACGCGAGCGGTGCCGAGGAGGCGAAAGGGAAGGCCGATGCGGCGTCGCAAGAATGGGACGGCACCGAGAGCGAGGGCAGCTTCAACGGTGACGAGTCGGACGCCGTGGAGGCCGCCGACAACGCCGACGCTGCAGGCAAGGGCTACGACGGCAACGTGTACACGGGATACGCTGACCTGGACACGAGCAATGCTTACAGCGCGCTCAACTCGCTTCTCGGCGACCTGCAGGCGTTCGAGAACTCGACGTTCACCGCGACGGTCAGCGCCGTCGAGGACACGAACGCCGCAGGGGCAATAGCAGCTCGGTACGCCCAGGGGGCAATTCTGAAGAACGCGATGGGCGGCGTCTACTCGCGAAGCATCCCGCGCAACGCGTCAGGCGCGCTCAACGGCATCGTGACCCGCGCGACCATGACCAACATCGGATGGGTCGGCGAGGCGGGAGCCGAGGCGGTCATGCACATGCGCAACGCGGGAGGTGCCGTCGTTCCGCTCACGAACAGGCGCTACGTACGCCCGTTCGCACGCGCGGTGGCGTCCGAGATGGTCGGCGGGGGAAAGACCGTCAACGTGAGCGTCAACCTCAACTACCAGGCAGGTGACGACGCCACGAAGCTCGCGAGGGACGTGGCTAACCGCGTCGAGGCATACCTGAACATGGGGGCATAGCATGGCAACGGCAGACAACACCATAACGAACAAAAAAGGGAACAGCACCGTCACCGTCAAGTTCAGGCGGGTGGGCGGCGACACCAGCGTGACCGCCACCTGCCTCGAGTACACCGTGAAGATATCGGGCCTGAGCAAGGGCGAGCAGAAGCACGGGTACAACGTGAGCTTCGCGCTCACGCTCAACGGCTCGACCCTGGTGTCGGGCAGCGGCACGTACAAGAAGGACGGGTCGTTCACCGTGAAGAACCCGGTCGGCAGCGTCGTGCTGAACCGCAGCGAGGTCGACATGTCGCTGACCGCGGTCCTGACCGTGACGGCGGCGGGCGTCCCGGACACCAAGACGCTCAACCTCAAGATCGCCGCCATCGCCGACAAGCTGCTGAAACCGTCCGCGGGCATGACGCCTACCGGCCTGTCAATCACGCGCGACGGCGAAATTTTCTCGGGAAGCTGGAAGCTGAACGGATCGAGCTCCGGCATCAACAAGTTCACGGGGCAGGTCGCGAAGTGGACCATCTCGTGCAAGAACCACATCCAGGCCGACATGTTCATGAGCGATGATGCCTACGATGCAAAGAAGAAGCTCTCGAAAGCGAAGATACAGGACTACGACAAGGGACTCACGGCGGACGCCACGTCGTGCAACCAGTCTTACGGCGAGTTCAAGTCGTACTGGGCGGGCCTCGGCAAGCTGCAGCGCGACGACTTCTACCCGAAGTCCTCGGTCACGGTGAGCGCCCTGTCGCTGAAGGTCATCGGATACCACAGGCGCGCGAACAGCACCCAAGTGCTCTACGGCGACTGGTCGGGAACGTGCACGTACAAGTTCGAGAAGCCGCGCAAGCCCACCGTGGCGATATCGGTCGACGACGCAACCAAGAAGGCGACGGTCACCATCGAGTCCGACGAGGGCAAGGACACGCATGAGCGGTACTGGACCGCGTACGTCATAACCATTACCAAGCTCAACGGGAAGAATGTATACGCCAACGGCACGACGACGGCAACGAAGTGGTCGAAGACATACGACCTCACCGGCTACCTGAACGGGGTGACGCCGGGGAATTACATCACGCTCGAGTGCGTGGCCGTGGCAGAGGGCATCGCCGGGTACACGCGGAATAGCACATCCGTCATCGTCGGCATGCCGAAGGTGCCCCAGATAGAGAAGGTCAAGCTCAAGGGTAAGAAGGTCAAGACCAGCATCGTTGCGGTGACGTGCAAGCGCACAGGTGGCGTCAACACGACCATCCAGCTCCAGCGCATGATAGGGAAGGACGGCTCTCCTACCGACGTGTCGGGGGCAACGGACAACGGAACGAAGCTGACGACCCTCTTCGACACCTACGGCGCGGTATGGCCCAACGGGGTCGTCAAGGGCGAGAAGGTCTACTACAGGCTCAAGGCGTCCGCTTACGGGTACGAGGTCTACAGCTCGTGGATCGAGGCCGAGTGCCTGTACGAGGAGAAGCCCGTCCCGCAGTGCATATCCGACCTCTCGCTCACGCCCAGCGTCAAGATAGGGTCGTCCTACGCCACCGTCTACGTCAAGACGGTCGACACCAAGCCGAAGACCGACGCGTGCTTCAACCTCACGGGCGACGCGGCGACCCACTACACGGGAACCGTGCTCCACTACTCGGACAAGAAGGGCGAGCTCAACAGGCCGGGCGGCTGGGAGGAGATGAAGGTCGAGTACACGCAGAGGGACAAGACCGCCCAGTTCGACATCACCGGGCTGGAACCGGGCAAGAAGTACTACTTCCGCGCCCGTCGCTATTGGACAGTCTGGGGCAAGGACTACTACAGCGAGAAGGTCGAGTCGTCCTTCGCCACGGTGAGCGCGAAGGACGTGAAGAGCGTCATAACGCTGGTCGAGAAGACGAAGATAGGCACGAGCATCGACCTCACGGTCAAGTTCAGCGGGCCCGTCAACACGAACGGCACTGCGATATCGTACTCAACGAACCCCGGCGCGTGGACGGGCGGGGACGAGCCGACCGAGGTACTCTACAACGGCTCGTCGAGCGGCAGCGGCACGCACAAGGTGACGCTCTCGAACCTCGAGCCCGGCCTCCGCTACTACATCAAGGCGAGGCGCTTCCGCAGGGTCAGCGAGGGCGGCCAGTGGGTGGTGACCTACGGCGAGTACTCGGAGCAGCAGGTGTACAAGGCGACGAACTCCGTGGACGCGCCGTGCGACATCATGGCGCATAACCCCGAGGTCAGCGGGCAGGGCGCGATGGTGGTGGTCGGGCACGGCAACGACGACCTCGACGGCACCGTCATCGAATGGTCGACGGACGAGCACGCCTGGCAGTCAACGAAGGCCCCGTCCTCGTACGAGATGAGCTGGGCGGACGACACGACCCCGTTCAGCAGCAGGTGGCCCAAGTCGCAGACCGTCTACCTCAGGGACCTGGAGATAGGCAAGAACTACTGGGTGCGCGCGAAGCGCTTCGACGACTCCACCGGGAAGAGGCTGTACGGCAACCCGTGCAGCCCCCAGACCTTCAACACGATAGCGGGCACGGCATGGGACGACACGTGCGTCGTGTCCAGCGTCATACCCGACGACACCGGGACGGGCGCAAATGTCATCGTCGCGTGGAACGAGAACAACGCCAACGCGGGCACCGAGCTGTCGTGGTCAACCACCCCCGACGCCTGGACCTCCAACGAGGGCCCGACGACGATGCAGGCGACCTGGAAGGACAACAAGGGCAAGGTCGCGGGCTACGGAGGCTCGCAGACCGTGATGCTCAGGGGGCTCGAGCCTGGGAACACCTACTACATAAGGGCGAGGCGCTACGAGGACCAGGCCAACACGTTCTCGCCGTACTCAGACGCCGTACCGTTCGTCACGCCGTCCTCTCAGAAAGCCAGGAAGGTCATGTGCGGCATCGTGTCGGTGGACGGCGTCGGCGCGGACGCGGCCAGGGCTGTCGTCGGCTGGACGGGCGAAGCGGACGGCGTCGAGGTGTCGTGGTCGGACGACCCGAACGCGTGGCAGTCGACCGAGGGGCCGAAGCGCAACGAGTTCGACTGGTCCGACCCCGTCAACGGCAGCGCCCACCTCACCACCGACAGGACGGTCGACCCGACGAACATCTACTTCACCCGCAGCGGCTCTGGGACGGCCGAGAGCCCCTACGTCTACACGAGGGTCGCGAACCCGGTGACCTCGGGCCTGCCCACCTACTACGAGTTCGACTGGGGCAGCACGGGCACGCTCTACATCAACGACCTGGAGCAGGGCACGACCTATTACCTGAAGGCCCGCGCGTACACTGACGGCGACGAGGGGCGCGTGTGGAGCGACTACTCCGCGACCCACGACGTGACGCCCATCACTTCCCCCTCGGGCGTGTCACTCTCCGCTCCCGCCACCATAGGCAGGGGAGAGCCCATCGAGCTGTTCTGGACCATCGAGCACGACCTCGAGCAGACCGAGTGGCACGTGCACGTCGAGGGGTCCACGGGCGGCTTCAAGACGGCCGACACGGCGGTCGTCCCCGGGAAGGCGTACTACACCAGGACGGGCGACGGCTCGATAGACGACCCGTACGAGTACACGAGGGTCGCCAACCCCACCGCGGCGGGGCTCCCCACCTACTACGAGCTGGTGGAGGGCGGCGTGGAGCTGGACAGCGGCACTGGCTCGCTCTGCCATGCCACGATAAGCCCCGATCGCTACGCGGCGGTGACGAGCATGTCGCTGTTCGTCAGGGCGGGCTGCGGCGGCGGGACGACCGACTCGAACGTGGTGAGCATCGGCATAGCCGACGCGCCCTCGTGCGAGGTGTCGTGCGAGCCGACCGCCACCGGGAGCCCGATAACGGCGTGGGCCTACACCGACGACCCCGCAGCGCTCCTTTCCGCGACATGCCGCGCGTTCGGCGTCACGTCCGAGCAGCCTGACGGCCCCATAGTGCAGCTCACGGGCGACACGGTGTGGACCTCCCTGACAAGCCCCGCATGGTCGCTCACGACATGGGGCGAGACGCAGCTGAGGGACCAGCTCGTTGACGCCGTGGCAGAGGCAGAGGAAGCCTACGCGGAGGCCATGGAAGCCGCCACGTTCGCTCTTACCGAGGACACGGAGGTCGGCGGGAAGACCTACTACGCGCTCTCGGGGGGATCGTACGTCCCCGTCACGCCGCAGGAGGGCGACGACCC